GACAATGAACTTTTAGATTGGTGGTCTAACCATTGCTATGAAAATGGTTTTAATCAAGAAGAGTTTGCATCAGGTCTTGAGGTTTGGCAACAAGCAATTGGCGGTACACAGCCAGACATACCTGCTGAAACTGCAAAGCTTGGCGACAATGCTAACGCTCGTATTGAAGCGGTAAGTCTTTGGTCACAGAAGTTTTTTCCACCAGAGTATGAGCAATCAATTATGCGCCTCGGTGAAACCGCCGAAGGTATTATGGCCTTAGAGCTTATGATGCAATCTTTAAGCACTACCCAAATGACTGACCAAGCATCTACACCATCTGCTGTTTCTCAAACTGAGCTTGAAGAAATGATGCGTGATGAAAGATATTGGAAAGCAGGAAAGCGTGACCCGAACTATGTAAAACAGGTTCAAGAGGGGTATAACCGCATATATGGCAATACCAAGTAAAATTGGTTCAATAGTTATTGAACGTGCCAGGCTAGAGCATGCTAATTATTTATTTGATAAGTTACGCAAGTCAGATGAGCATGAGTGTAGAATACAAGGCTACACACCTTGGCGCGCATTGCATGAGGCTGTAGCCGATCAATCAGGTGAAAACTTTACTCTTATAGTTAATGGCATACCTATCGCTATAACAGGTCATGCGCCAGTATCAGAGGGGTCTATTGATTGGGCCGATGCTGGTATTGCATGGCTATTAGGCTCTGATGAGATAAAAAAGAACAAGATTAGCTTCTATAAAACAACTAAATATCTTATAGAATATTATTCTAAATTATATGATTTCGTTACAAATGATGTCCCTTTATCCAATGAAACCACGCTTCAGTGGCTAACAACGCTTGGCTGTGTATTTTCTATGGAGCCGCATATTACAAATGGGCATGAAATGTGTAATTTTATATATTGTCAAAAAAAGTTTTATCATGTTATATCTGGAACTGAGAAGCCCGAAACTAGCTGATGGCCCACACAGGATAACCAGTTGAGGCGAAAAAACGGATAACTGCTCATTGGTGAAACTTTTTTAATAGGACTTATATAATGGCTAATACAATTGATACCGCCTTTATTAAGCAGTTCGAATCCGAAGTTCACATGGCTTATCAACGTATGGGTTCCAAGTTACGGAACACAGTACGCACAGTCAGCAATGTGCAAGGAAACGTAGTTCGTTTCCAGAAAATCGGAACTGGTTCTGCTTCAACAAAGGCACGCAACGGCTCTATCACACCGATGGAACTGGCGCACACAACCGCAGAAGCAACTCTTAGTGATTTCTATGCGGCTGAATTCATCGACAAACTCGATGAAATGAAAACCAATATCGATGAGCGTCAAGCTGTAGCACAATCTGCTGCTGCTGCTCTTGGTCGTAAGACAGATGAAATTCTTACCGAGGCCATGGATGCGGGTGCTAACTCTACTCAAATCCACGATACGTCAAGTGCTTTGGAAAAAGCTGATCTTCTGTCTCTGTTTGAGACATTTGGTGGTGCTGATATTCCAGAGGATGGACAAAGGTATCTTGCGATGAACTCAAAAGGTTATTCTGATTTGTTCCTTATCACAGAGTTTGCTAGTTCAGACTTTGTCGGTGAGCAAAACCTGCCATACGCAGGTGGCATGACAATGAAAGAGTTTCTTGGCTTCAAGATATTTTCAACATCTGCTGTTACGGCAGGTAAGAACTTGGCTTACCATACTTCTGCTGTTGGTCTTGGTGTTGGCGCTGATGTCACAACCGAGCTTAACTATGTAGCAGAAAAGGCAAGTCACCTTGCAACTTCAATGATGTCAATGGGCGCAGTAGTTATCGATGATAATGGTATCTACGAAGTTCTTGACAACAACTCATAGGAGGATTGAACATGGCTTATAGTGCAGCTGGTTTGACCAGACTCGCAGGTGGTTCAGGTGTAAACCTTTATCACTACTCAACAACTGATGCTATCGCCACAGTCAACACAGCAGGTTACTTTAATAGTGCTGCTAATATGTTGAATGTTCGTGATGTCATTATTGTTGCTGACACAAACACACCAACAACTAGTTTTGTAAGTGTTTTGTCTAACACTGGTTCAGTAGTAGATGTTTCTGATGGAACAGCTATTGCAGAAACCGACTCCGACTAGGGGTAGTGGAGGCGAGGAACTCCCTTCACTCGCCTCCATTTTTATAAATGACATCAGAAGCAAGCAATAGTGCAATAGACGTAGCTAGTCGGGCTTTGATCCTCATAGGAGCAGACCCGATAACATCGTTTTCTGAGACAACAACAGAAGCTACTGTTGCCTCTAATCTTTATGAAGATATTGCGAGGTCATCTCTTACAAATACAAGATGGCGTTTTGCGACCAATCAAGCAGTTCTTAATGCGCTTTCAGATGCACCTACTGGTAGATTTGATATAGCACATCAACTCCCAAGTGATTTACTTATGCTGCATGCATTAACAGTAAATGATAATCTAATAGAGTATACACAATATGGTGACAAAGTTTTTAGTAACCGCACATCTGCAGATAGTGTGGTGGCTGACTTTACATTTAGAGCTAATGAAGTTTCCTGGCCTAGCTACTTTACACTAGCTGTAGAGTATATGTTAGCGTCAGTATTTGCTGGTAGCATTGCTCGTGACCCTGAGCTATCACAACAAATGCTAGTATTCCATGATCGATTTATGGGCAAAGCACGAACACTTGATAGCCAAATTAGCACTACCAGAAAAATAGCTACATCAAGGTTTATCACTGACAGGAGAAGCTAATGGCAAGAGTACGCATACCTTTGTCCAGCTTTGAGTTTGGTGAGTTAAACGGCTCTCTTACAAGCCGTGTTGATACTAATGTATATACTTCTGCAGCAGAGCAGATAAGAAATTTATACATTCGTTCAGAAGGTGCTGTAGTAAAACGTCCTGGCACAAAACGACTATATAACTTTTCTGCACCAAGTTATGATGCAACTAAGCGTATGCAGGTCAGACTTGAGCCATTTGTATTTAGTGATGATGAAAAGTATATCTTTGCATTTAGTGATAATAAGTTAGATATATTTCAGATTAATGCAAATACAGGTGCTGTATCTCACATTCAAGCTGTAACAACCGATGTAAATAGTGCTACTGTACCTTGGGATGTTACCTATCTTGAGTCTTTTACATATGTGCAAAAAGGTGATGTTTTTTTTGTTACACATCCATTCTTTGCTATACGTAAGATAGTAAGAACATCATTAACTACATTTCAAGTAGAGACATTTGCATTTGATGAATCACCAGCAGGTGATTTGACTTATATGCCCTTCTTTTCTTTTCAAAGTCCAGGTGTGACTATTACGCCAACAGACACACAGTCATATTCAACAACTGCAGCAGAGGCTATTGACTCTTCCGAAACATCTATTGATATAACTGATGCAAGTAATTTTCCAACAGCTGGTAGATTTCTCGTAGGCTCAGAAGTAATTACCTATACAGGTAAATCGACTAATACCCTAACTGGGTGTACCAGAGGTACATTTAACACGACTGCTGCAGCACATGATAATGGTTCTACAGTAACTTATTGCCCAAAGGTAACAACAAGTGCTGCATATTTTAGTACCGCATATATTGGTTTAAGATTACGCATTGGTGATTCGGAGGTGTCTATTGTTGGTACAAGCGGTACAACACAAGCAGCTATAGTTGTCCTAGATGTAATTAGAACTACACTTGATGTTGATGCAATAAGAACGATTGATGGTACATCAACCATACAAATAACACATGCGTTACATGGTTTAGCTACTGGGAATAGTGTTACAATTGATAGGGCAGCAGCTATTGGTGGGATAAATGCCAATCAAATAAATGGCTCAAGGACAATTACTGTACTAGATGAAAACAAGTATGAGGTAACTGCAGGGTCTAGTGCAAACCTTTCTACTGATGGTGGTGGACAACCCCGTATAGCATCTACAGCAGCTACCACTGAATGGTCAGAACAAAGCTATTCTGCACTTAGAGGATATCCAAGTGCTACAACTTTCCATGAGAACAGATTGTGGTTTGCTGGCACACTTTCGCAGCCTGATCAAATATGGGCATCTAAGTCAGCAGAGTATTTTAACTTTGATATAGGTACAGCATTAGATAATGAGTCTCTTGACCTTACATCCAATGTAGGTGACATCTTTACCATTAGGCATCTTGTCAGTAATCGTGACCTGCAAATATTTTCTACTACTGCAGAGCTATATATCCCAACAAGCACGACCAAGCCTATTACGCCAACAAGTGCTGTGATTAGAAGGCAGACACCATTTGGCACAGGCTTTGCCAGGCCAATACCGCTTGATGGTGCAACATTATTTACTGATCGAAGCGGCAAGTCTGTTCGTGAGTTTTTGTTTACTGAGGGTGAAGACGCTTACACTGGCGGCAGTATATCTGCATTAGCATCGCATTTGATTGTAACACCAACACAACAACTTGTGGTTTCTGGTGCAACAAATAGACCAGAAACGTATGCATACTTTGTAAATAGCGATGGCACTCTTGCTATTTTCTATACGATAAGAGGCGAGAAGAAGCAGGGCTGGTCACTATGGAATACACAGGGTAAGTTTCATTCTGTTTGTACAATAGAGAATAGATTATTTGTAGCATCTGCTAGAGATGATGGTAGCGGTACGACAAAATACTTTTTAGAAGAGTTTGATGATGAAATGCCAATGGATTTTTGTGATACGTTTTCTGCGTCGAGTGGGGTATTTGGCAGTCTTGGTTCTCATTTTGCTAACAATGCTGTTGTAAAAGCAGTTAATGGAACTGACTATCTTGGTGAGTTTACAGTTGGAAGCGCGCAGATAGATGTTAGTGCAGCAAAAGATAATGTAAGCACAGGCTTTCTTGGATATTCATTTACACCATTATTAAAAACCTTACCTATTGATAGCTATGGCACAAGGCTTGGTGTGCAGATGACAGGTATGCCTAGAAAACTAACGAACGTTGTATTAGACTTGGTAGATACAATGTCTATTTCTGTAAACAGTAATGATTTAATAACTAGAAATGTAACTGATGATATGTCTCAAAACAGAGAGCCAGTTACAGGGAAAAGGGAGTTTAGATTGTTAGGTTATAGTCGTGACCCAAGAGTTGAAATATCACAAAGCGCACCTTTGAATATGCAACTTAATGGCATGGTAGTAGAGGTAAGTAGATAATGGACCCATTTACAGCATTAGCGATAGGTGGAACATTAGTTTCTGCAGGTATGTCTTACAAAGCAGGATATACTGCTAAACAGCAATCAAAACTTAATGCTAAACGTGAAGAGTATCGATCAAGAGCAGAGGCTGAAACTCGTAGATTGCAAGCCCAACAACAGCATGCAGACCGCTTTCGTACCTATATAGAAGACGATGCAACAAATATTGCAATAGTCAGTATTACTGGTAGAGACATAAACGATAGAAGCATACAGGCTATGCGTGATAGACAAGAAGAAGTTGTTGCTAGAGATTTGAGCCGTATTGATACACAAGCAGATATGGAGATAGATGCTGTATTTACACAAAGCCAGCTTACACAATCTCGTTTCCGTCAACAAGGTAGTGCTGCTTACAAGCAAGGTATTGCTAGTGCCATAAGCGGTTTAACAGGCGCAGCACGAGATATGGGTTAAAGCTATGGTAGAATTTATAAAACGCTCAAGACAAACCGCAACTAATCAACCCATTGGTGTAGTACGTATAACTAATGATGATGGTGGTAAGTTTCGTGCAGACATGGCAATGGCGCGAGCAGTACAAGGTGTTGCAGATTTTAGTATTGCAAAAGCAAAAGAACAATTTGAACAAGGAGATTTAGAAGCAGCAGCATCACAACCGATATATGAGCGTGATGAAAATGGTAAAATTATACCAAATACTGCACCAAATAAATTTGAAAAAGGTACTGGTTTTTTTGGACAAGAAAGAGAACGCTCTACCCAAGCACAAAATCTCTATAATAAACGATTTGCTGTAGCAACAGAGAATGTACTAAACGAAGAATTACTTAGATTAGCAAATGAATATGATGACCCAGAAAAATATGAAGAACAAGCGTTAGCATATGTTTCAGAACAGTCTAGATTGCTTGGAGAAGATTTTGATCAAATCTTACAAGCTCAATATCAACAGCAAGCTCAAACTTCTATAAGCCAATATAAAATTGGTAAATTAAAAAGTTTACATCAAAAGGCTGATCAAACAGCAGTTATTGATCATTTAAAACAATCATATAATCGTTTTCAAGATGTTGAAAATTACCTAGCAGCAGGTGACTCTCAGCGTGCATTAGAATTAATGGATGTTATTGAAAAAGATGACAAAGCAATATTCGATAATAATCCTCAATATACTCCAAGCCAAAGGTCTAACACTATACAAGAGAGCAGAAGAGTTTTTGCATTAGGAACAATATTAAATATAAAACAAAATACACCTAATCTAAATGCTGTAAGATTAACTACACTATTAGATAAATCTTTACGTGATGGAACTTATGCAACAGAAGAGTTTGGCGAAGAATTAATACAAATAGGTTTAACACCAGAACAAGCTGTAAGTTTGCGCGCTTCATTTAAAGATGCTAGCCCTGCAACACTTAATAATCTTGCTCAAAGAATGAGCGCAATCAAAGACGAAGAAAAACTATTTGCAGATAATTTACTTACTACATCATTATTTGAATCAAATGATACAAATGTTATTGGTCAAATAACAAAGTCTATGGCTGATAGTTATTTTTCTAATAATATTGTAAATGAAATTACGTTTGCAGAGTTTAAGCCAGGTAAACAAGTAAACAAGTCACAACAACAATTAATAGACTATGTTAAAACTCACAATAGATTACCAAAAAATTTTAAGACATTAACAGATAGAATCATATCTGGTGCAGATGTAGATGCTAATCAAATACAAAATACTATGCAGATACTGTTTCATGCATCACGCGACCCAATAGGCGGCACAAGACAAATTGAAGGTATTAATAACACTGCCCTTGGTAGAATGTTAGATGCAACTGTTGCCTATGGTGGTGATTATAACAAAGCACGAGAACACGTTTTAAGGTTTGTTACTGGTGATGTTCAAACAAGAAGAAGTAACTATGCAAGAGGGTTAGCAGTATTAGGAATTGATGCTGTATATGAAACAGATGGTACGCTTGCAAGCCAAAGTAGGGATGAGTTTAGAGCGTATGTATCTACTATTGTATCAGATGAATTAAATACTTCTAAAGATGCTATTCCAGTAAGATTTATAGATCAATTAGTAGAAGCATCTTTTGGTATTTATGGAACACTTGATAATCCTGATGAAGTTTTAAAACAGCACATAAGAAATAATTATCAGCAAACTGATTTGTTATTTGGTGAAGCAGTTAGTAGATTTGCACCAGAAGCACATTTTGCAACATTTGAAGATAAAGATAGATTTATTGAGCATGTTGAAAAAAGAATTATTGCAAGCAATGAAGTGCCAGAAATGCAGCCTGGAGCTTTTGATATACCAAGAATAGCAGGAACAATAACAAATAAGTTTGCAGAAGAGGGGTTTGATTTGCCTGTTGTTGGTCAAGTAAGACTGCCAAGTTTTGTTTCAGTTTTTACAGGGTCGCTGTCAGAACCTAATATTAAGTTAGGAGAAACACATTTTTTAAAACATGATTTATCATCAACTGTTACTGAACCTAAGTATTTTGTTATTAATAAACAGGGTAAATATGTACAAGACGGCAATGATAATATGACCATTGATTTCCGTAGTATTCGTGCTGGCAATCTTTTAAAGATGCGACAAGTTAAAATGAAAGCAATACAAGATGCGACTAGAAGAAACGCTATAAAACTTTCAGATGCAGAAAAAACAGCGCGTGGTATTGCTGCATCAGGATTTGGTGTAATGTAAATGGGATTATTACCAGTTACATATGCAAGTGAACTAGCTGTAAATGAATCTGTAGGTGATATTGCAGAGCGTGTAGCTCCTTCATCTTTTTCTCAAAATTTTGCTGACCAACTTGGTTATTTCTATCAGCCAATAATACGTCAATCAGAAGAGGCATTGATGTTTGCTGGCAAGGAAGATGCTAGTTTTAATTTTGTAAATGCATTATCTAAATTAGACGATAGTTTTATAATAAATCATGCTGCTGATTTAGTTGGCTCACAAAGTAAAGAACAATTTGAATATCGCATTAATACTATAAAAGAGAATCAATTAAGGCGACAGCGTATGGAAACAAAGAGTTGGTATAGTCCAAGTTCTTTGCTTGCTGGTCTTATTGATCCACTTAATATTGCATTTGCAATACCTTTTATTGGTACACCTTTGGGTACTATTGTTAAGGGTGGTATGGGTATTAAGGCATCCGCAGCTGCTGGTGCAAAGGGTGGTTTTTATTCTGCGCTTGCAGGTGAGGCAATACGTTATCCTTTTGATGATTTAGCAACACCAGGGGAAGCCGCAACTAATATTGCAGCAACAACTTTATTTAGTAGTTTGATAAGTTCAGCACCTAGTCTTTACAGAGAAGCAAAGCCAGTTGTGCAACAAATAGCAAAAAAAGTAAGAGATTACAAAAGTGGTGTGCGCGTTGGTGATACAGTCGATATGTTTGATGAAGCACCAATAACAAGGGATGATGTTGCAGGACAACAAGGAGAAACTATTGTTGTATTTGATGCTGCTGGTAATTCTTATGATGCACCAGTTGTTGCAAGAAGTGAGGCAGGCGGCGTTATAATTCGCAATCAAGATGGTCAAGAAGTTCTTTTAGATGGCGATTTATCTGCGCAGACAAGAGATATTTTAGATGAAGATTTTGAATTCGAAACTGGTGGTATTGGGTTAGCGGGGCGAAAATTAAGAGATATAGCTGATGATGAAATAGATGAAATAATTAAAAAAGTGGAAGGAGTATTAGAAAAATTTAAAGGTTCTCTTGGAGGATTAGATGCACCTAGCGCTCAATCTGTTATTTTAGATTTAAATGCCCTTAAAAATAAAAAAAATCCAAAACCAAAACAACGAGTAGACCCTGCTACTAAACAAGATTCATCTGCACCAAAAACAGCAAAAGTTGTAAGAGGCAAAGTACCACAAGACCCTGGGCGTGATGATTATGTAGCTGCTAAATTTAAAGGGGAAGAGGGTAAAATATATTGGGATGAAGAATATCTATTAAATAATTGGAGAGAAAAGCCTTGGTCAAAACCAAGGGTTGAAGGCGTTGAGCCGCTACCCGACTTTTATTTTCAAACGCCAGAAGAATGGGCAAGATTTGTTTTATACCACGAGATGAGGCATGCACGTTCTGCTCGTGGTGCAGATGAAACTGTGCCACAATATGAAAATAGAATGAATAGAGAAGCATTACAAATGCTTGCAGAGGGTAAAGATGTAAAACCAAATATTTTGAATTGGATTAATAAAACACCTTTTTATAAAAACAGCCCAACTCTTAGACAGTTGCTTAATCCAAAAACACCAGCTGTTGTTAAAATGTTATTTTCTAACTTATCAAACAATGCATCTGTAACTTTGCAAGGCAATGTTCCTGACGTAAAGTATGGGTTTAATAATCAATCTTTGCAAGCCAGGGCGTTTCTTGGCGAGTTAATGGGTGAACAGCTATATGATGATTTGCAAACAGCATATTCACGATACATTAAAGAAGATATAAATGCAGAGCGTTCTAAGCTACCAATTGTTGATCAAGATATAGACCCTGCTGTAAATGCTGTTGAGCGTGCTTTTGGTGAGACTGATAAGATGTCTTTTCCTGAGTTTGTAGATATGATGTTAGAAAGACGCATACGTTTTGAAGACCCAGAGTTTGCTGCAAACAATACTAAAACAGATATTGAACAAGATTTATTTAATGTGCTTGATAAAAAAATGGAGCAAATGGGAATTTATTTGTCTGATACTGGTGCAATAGTAAATGCAGCGCAGGCTGACCCTATTGTAAAATCACTAAATACAAGAATAAATGAAATCAAAAATCAGTTAGATAAATACAATGATATACCAGAAGACGCACAGCTTACAAAAAAAGAACTTGATCATATTGCAAGCCTTAAAAACGAACTAAACTACAAACAAGATGAGCTTACCTACTTTGAAGGCATTGTGCGTGAAGGTCGAGCTAAACCAAACTTTGTAGTAACAATACGTTTTGACCAGGCAAAGCTAGCAACAGAAGAACAACAACAAGGGTTGATAAATATTCTTGCAAAACATTACAGAGAAAATCCTTTGACACAGTTTTGGGATGCTAAAAATAAAAGATGGGGCAGATATGTACCTAAGGCAGATATAGCTGCAATTAGAGCATTAAATAAAAAAGCTGGTATAACAGAAAGTTTACGAGAGCTTGACCCAGATAAAGCAGCAAGAGAAACTGTTAACGATATTATTAGTGGCAAAGTTGATGATGAACTGCTCGATGTAAGTAATGGTGTGCCAAAAGATGATATTTATTTTATTAGAAGAAGAGCATTAGACATACCTGAATATAAAATTGTTGATTATCTTAGAACAGATATGCAAGGAATGATGGAGTATTTTTCACAGACAGGTAGAAGAGCAGAGTGGGCAAGGGTTTTTGGTCGTCAAAGTCTTGATGATTTACTTCAAATAATAGAAACAGAAGGTAGGTTAAATGGCAATGGAGATAACTATATTGCCCAAATGAAAGCTGATTTTACTACAGATGTTGAAAGAATATTTAGAGTACAAATACAAGACCCAACAGCATTAAATACTAGAATAGCTAATGCTTTAAGAAAAATTACTTCTATGACTTATCTACCAGCAACTGCGGTAGCATCTGTTTCTGAGTTAGGTATTTTTGTTTTAGAGCGTGGTTTGCTTAAAAATATTGCACCTCTTATAGATACTGCAAACTATCCTTTGCTTACAAAAGCTAGAAAAGACCAGGCTAAAATGCTTTATGGTATGGAGCTAGCGGCTAACATGGACTTTATAACAAGAAGAATTGATGGTGATCATCTAATTACAAAAAACGAAACAATGATTGAAAAAGGTCTTGAGCGTATGCAAGGACTTTATTTTAATTCACCATTTGGTAATTTCTTGGGCGCGTTTACAAAGCAATTACGTTTATTAAATGCTGTTATGCAAGCAGACGAAATAGCTGAAATAGCAATTAAAGTTGCTAAGAAAGAAAAGATAGATGCTCGTGATGCAGAAAAAATGTCAAGACTTGGTCTTGAGTTAGAAGACTTACAGGCTATTGGTAATTTAAGAAAACAAACTGGCGAAGATATTATTGAATCACAAAAACTAACTGTTGGTCGATTTCATCTTTTAAATATGAGTGAGTGGCCTGTAGACACACCAGCACAGCGTGAACTTAAACGTAAAGTCCAAACAGCAATTAACTTACAAACACAAAATACTATTCTTATGTCACAAGCAATGGATAGACCAGCCGCTATGGATGGCGTTATATATTTTCAACGTAGCGCATTGACTGATAAACTTGGTTTAAAAGTCGATGCTCGTATGTCAACTGGTGATGTTGAGATGGTTAGGTTTGAGTCAGGTGCTATGACTTTGCCATATAGTCTTTTGAGTTGGACTGTAGCTGCTACAAGTAGATTGCCATTAGCAATGACAGACCCTGCCAGAAAGTATCGTATACAAGGTATGATGGGTATGCTTGGTTTTGCGTATCTTTCTTTGCATATACAAAAACCTGATTACTGGTTTGATACAAAAGATAAGCCAGAGTTATTTCAAAAGATTGTTGAGCGTAGTGGTGTATTAGGCGTATATGCAGATATATATTATATGGCTTTACAAAATATGATAGCGCATGGTGTGGTAGATAAAGATAATCCTTATTTGCAAGGTAGATATAATGCTAGCAAATATGATGCAGCAACTGACCCATTAGGTGCGCCATTTGGGCAAGTATCAGAACTTACTGAAGCAATTACAAACTTAATGACAGGTGATGGTGATTTAACAGATATTGGTGAGCAATTACCATTTCAAGGTACGCCAGTTGTTGGGAGTGCAAGTAGTCTTTTATATGGCTGGGTTACTGGTGCTGATCAAGATGCACAAGCAATAGTTGAAGCAGAGCAGGACTTGGGAAGAGTATTTAGAAATAGATAGATTTTAGTTTTATTTTTTTGTAGGGTAACGACATGACTATTAATTTAGCAGATAACACACCAAGAATATCATACACTGTGGCCCAGGGGGTGACGCAGACTAGCTTTGCTGTACCATTTGAGTTCTTTGATAATGGTGACTTGAAGGTATATGTTGATGGTACTCTTAAAACAATTACTACTCATTACACTGTATCCGGTGGTGATGGTAGCACTGGCGCCGTGGCTATTTCTGTCACTGGTGCTACTGGTGGTTCTACTGTTGTCATCACTCGTGACATACCTCTTGCTCGGACTACTGACTTTCCTACATCAGGTGCTTTCGCGGTGGCTACACTCAATCGCGAGCTTGACAGGTTTACTGCTATGCAAGCTGATAGAGCAGATGACAGTGACAGGTCGATCAAACTAAAAGATCAAGACTCTACATCAAGTATGGAGCTACCTTTACTTGCAGATAGAAAAGGTAAATATCTTAGATTTGCAGCATCAGATGGTGATATTGAACCAGTCGACCAGGCTGTAGATACAGGTGGTATAGCGACTTCTATGCTTGCAGACAGCGCAGTGACTACTGCTAAAATAAATGCATCAGCTGTTACAGCAGCTAAAATAAATGCTGCCGCAGTTACTACAGCTAAAATAGCTGACACAGCTGTTACAGGCGCAAAAATAAATACAGATGCTATCTCAGCCCAAAGTGCTCTTACATCTGGCTTGGCGGCTACAGATGAGCTTCTTGTAAGTGATGCAGGCACAATCAAACGTATGGATGTTAGTGTTTTAACTGACCATTATAAAGACCTGTCAGTAACAGAAACAAATAAAACACTTACAAGTGCAGTGTTAAACAGCACAATAAGTGGCACATCAATCAAAGATGAAGATGATATGTCGTCTAATAGTGCTAGTCATCTTGCTACTCAGCAATCAATTAAAGCATATGTAGATGCAACTGTAACTGCAGAAGACCTAGACCTCACAACAGATAGTGGAACTATTGCTATCGACTTGGACAGCGAGACACTAACCATTGCAGGGGGTGAGGGTATTGATACATCTGCTACATCTAATACTGTCACCATTACAGCTGAGGCGGCTACAACATCGAATCTTGGTGTTGCTAGTTTTAGTGGTGATAATTTTGCTGTTAGCAGTGGTGCTGTTACAATTAAAGATGGCGGAGTTGTTACTGCAGAGTTAGCTGCAGATGCTGTTACTGCTGCAAAAATAGCCGATAATGCAATAAGTGAAGAGCATCTTGATCCAAGTATTATAAGCGGTTTGGCTGATACAAGCATTGCTTCTGCTGATCACCTTATGTTTTTAGACGCAACAGACGGCGCACTAAAAAAGGTTGATGCTGGCGAGTTGGGTGTTGGCACTGCGCTAACAAGTGTTGCAGCTGATACAACACCGCAGCTTGGTGGTGATTTAGATGTAAATGGTAATGAAATTACTAGTGCATCTAATGGTAATATTGTTGTCAACCCAAATGGAAGTGGAACAATAAGTCTTTCTGCAGCCACATCAGCTGATAGTTTAATATCTCCGCTTCTTGATGTTGCTGATACATCAGGCACTAACACCGCAGGAACAGATTTAACTATTCGAGGTGGTGCAGGAACAGGCACAGGTGCAGGTGGTAATATTATCTTGCAAACTGCTAATGCTGGCAGTTCTGGCTCAAGCGTAAATTCACATGCAACGGCTGTAACGATTGATGATGGAGGGCAGGTCGGCATCGGCGTAACG